CAGCCGGAGAGCTGCGCCCCGGCAGCTATATCACGCAGAGCGACAGGACTGGCATCGACCTGCATCCGCAGCCCGGCCTCTCGTTTGAGACCGGGCTCCACGCAGCGGCCGTCGTCCTCGAATCGAGCAAAACGGACGTTGACCTGCCTGCACCGGAGCGGCGCAGCGCACAGAACGCGCTCCACGCCCGCACAGGCATGGTTGAGAGCAGCCGAACGGCCGCAGACATGATTCTGTATAGCGGCTGGGAGGACAGCGCAGAGAGCACCGTAAGGACCGGTGCGGCCTATGCGCAGACCACGCTCGTCGCTATCGCCCCGGCATTTCAGCAGGAGCGCGCGGCCGCAGCATACACAGCCCGGACCGGCTGCGGCGTCATCGAGAACACACACTACATTGTGCAGACAGCACAGAAAGGGAGTATCTAAATGGACGGTTCTATTACCACCAACAAAGGCATTGCCCTTATCGGCAAACTGCTGGCGCAGAAAGGCGCATTGCAGATTACCCGCGTCGCGGTCGGCGACGGCACTCCTCCTGCATCCCCGGCAACGCTCAACGCCCTCGTGCATGAGCTGAAAAACGCCACCATCGAGAGCGTGGACAACCCGAAGAACGGCGAGGCGAAAATCGTCGTCACCGTTTCCAGCATCGGCGTGACGCAGGGCTTTTTCGTCAAGGAAATCGGCGTCTTTGCAAAGGACACCGACGGCAAAGAGATTCTGTACGCCTACGCAGGATTCTCCGACAATCCGCAGTGGATTCGCCCCGAGGGCACGGCCATCACCAATGTGGCGACCTACGACATCAACACCATCATCGACCGCGTTTCCGAGGTCAAGGTCACTATCGACCCGTCGAGCCTCGCCACTAAGGCAGACCTCACCAAGCTGGACGACCGTATTTCCGCACTGGAACGCAAAGAACACGTCAAAATCTACGGCGTCCGCTGGCCCAAGGGCGCGAGCGCAAGCAAGGGCGAGCGCATCTACGACAGCGTCGGCATGACGGCGGAGGCTGGTGTTGGCAGCCAGACCGTCACCAACGACTTCGACAAGGCTTACCCGTTCGTAGGCCGTCGCCGCTGCAACGGCTACCGCGACGCAGACCGCACGTTCCATGTCACTGCATACGAGGGTGAGCCGGGCTACACCACAAACGACCCGGCAAAGCTGGTGTATGTCGAGACGCCGGAGTTTTATTACTTCGACGGCATCGACGGAGACTATGAGGTCATGGCCGTGTCTACTTACCCGGTCCCGGGCTTTGAGTTTATGCCCCGCACCTACTCCGCCGCCTACCTCGTCGCTATGGAGGGCGAGACCGACAGCAAGAAGCCCACGAGTCGGAGCGGCGTATTCAGCGACTACAACAGCCTGAACGGATGGGCGACCGACATCAAGAAACTGGGCTCCCAGTACACCGGTATGCTGGCGGTCGATAACTACATCGACGGTCTCCTGATGATGGTTGAGTTTGGCACGAAAGACGTGCAGACTGTCATCATGGGCGCAAGCACCCTGCCGTATTCTGATTCTCATGTTGCGCTGGCAGCAGAGGACAGCGCGAACCGCATCCTCATTACGAAAGCGCAGGCAGCAGACTACGTCGTCGGCCAGACTATCAGCCTGTCCAAGAGCAACATTTGGAGCGATGAAGTTGCCAAGAACCGCATCATTACCAAAATCGAGGACAAGAGCACGGACCAGACCTACCTCTACTTCGACGGCGCAGCAGTCAGCGTTGCCGAGGGTTGCCATGTGAGCTCCCGTCCGTGGGTAAACGGCGCGGCCGATGTTGTGGCGGCCAGCTCCGGCTCCACTGTGGACAACACGAGCGGCAAATACCCCTTTATCTACCGTGGCAAGGAGAACCCCTACGCAAACGCATGGGTCAATGTTGCGGACGTTCTCGCAACCAGAGAGGGCAGCGAGGGCAACTACAAGTATTACATGAACTACCTGCCTGACCCGACGAAGTACGCAGGAGGCACGGTCTCCTCCGACTATGTGAAGCTGTCCTACGAGATGGCAAAGGACGGCGGGTACGTCAAGGAGCTCGGCAAGGATAAGCGGTATCCGTTCATCCGCATGACGAGCGTTGTTGGCGGCAGCTCGACCACCTACTATGCGGACTATTACTGGCCCGCACAGAGCGCGGTCTGTGCGGTGGTTGCTGGCGGCTACCTCATCGTTGGCCGGAACTGCGGCCCTCGTTCCTTCAGCTGCGTCATTGCCCCGTCGGACTCGTACTGGGACCGCCGCGCGCGTCTTTCTTTATGCGTTCCCATAAATTATTGCACACCATTTCGCCGCCCTAGAGGCAACCGGACCCGGAGAACGGGCCGCCTTGCCACTCGGCAAAAATACGCCACATCAGGTGGGAGCTAGTAGGACCGGACAGGCCTCGAAAACCCTCAAGGCTAAAAGAAAGAGGTGAATGCCTGTTGAAAAGGGCAGGATTCCTGTATGAAAAGCTCCTCGACAGAGAGCTTATCAGGGACGCCATCATAAAGGCATCACGGAAAAAGCGTCGCCGGAGGTCGGTTAGACGCATCCTGAATAATATCGACCATTACGTCGATGAACTCTACACCATGATTGCGAACGAGAGCTTTACGCCCTCACCGTACCGGAGATTCCAAATCAAGGACGGCGCGACGCAAAAGGTGAGAGAAATTTGTTGCCCGAAATTCTACCCCGACCAAATCGTCCACTGGATGATGATACTCGTTCTCGAACCCGTGTTTATGCGCGGGATGTGCGAAACGAACTGCGGCAGCGTCCCCGGGCGCGGCGCGCACTACGGAAAGAAGCACATTGAGAAGTGGTACAAGCTGGACAGGAAGAACACAAAATATTGCGCAAAGCTCGACATCCGAAAATTCTACCCATCGTCTAAGGCCCCGGCCGTTATGCAGGAACTGCGGCGCGTTATCAAGTGCAAGCGGATGCTGCGGCTGTGTGAGACGGTGCTGAACAGCTCGGACGGCCTGCCGATTGGCAATTACACCTCACAGTGGTTTGCGAACTTCCTTCTGCAGCGGCTCGACCATTTCATCAAGGAAGTGCTCCACATACGGTACTTTGTCCGGTACATGGATGATATGTGTCTCTGGGCATCGAGTAAAAAGCTCCTGCACAGAGCGGTGAAAGCAATCGAGAAGTTTCTGGCGGGTCTCGGCCTTGTGTTAAAGGCCAACTGGCAGATATTCCCGACGGCTGCCCGTGCGGTGGATTTTCTTGGATTCCGATTCTTCCGCGAGAAAACGACCTTGCGAAAGAACCTCGCTCTGCGCTTGAGGCGGAGGGTGAAGAAAACCTACAAGCATACCCAGAAAACAGGCAGAGTGCGAGCGCGGGACGCAGCAGCGGTTATGAGCTACTGCGGATGGCTGAAACACGCACATTGCCACGGCTTTTTCGTGAAGTACGTTAAGCCGTATGTGAACTTCAAAAAGCTAAAGGAGGCTATCAGACATGAAGCGAGAATACGCGCACGAACCGCCTATTGTGTCGGTAACGCAGCTCAACCCCGAACAGTGTGAGGTGCTGCTGCACGAGAACATCAACGCGGAGACCCGCACCACGACCGGCGCAAACGGCGAGGAGCAGACCACCGTATACACGGCACAGGAGTACACCCTCATCATCCCGTGGCGGGAGGGCATTGAGGATAGCATCAAGGCCAACGTCGCCGCATGGACCGAAATGGCCCGCAAGCAGGAGCTCGAAGAGCTGCTGCCTGAAAAGCTGACCGAGCTGGATGATGCCTGCCGCAAGGCAATCGTCGAGGGCTGCTGGGTCGGGCTTGCGGACGGCTCCATCCAGCACTTTGCGCTGACGGAGGCAGACCAGATTAACCTCAACGTCGCGCTCGAAGCCGTGAAAGCGGGCGCGGATGGCTATCCCTATCACGCGGATGGTAAGCTGTGCTGTGTGTTCAGCGCGGCCGACATCAACGCTGTCGCAGCAGCGGCCGTGGCGCACAAGCTCTACCACACCACCTATTTCAACCACGCGAAGCAGTGGGCCACCCGCGCCAAGACGGCAGACGAGCTGGCCGGTATCCACTACGGCGCACAGCTCCCGGAGGACCTTGCGGCCAACATGGCAAAGGTCATCGCTAGTGTATCGGGCCAGTAAGGCAGCCGCGCTGTTCCTGACAGGCGGCACGGCCTACGCGCTGCTTGAGACGGCATGGCGCGGTCACACGCACTGGACGATGTTCGTCCTCGGCGGATTCCTTTTCCTGATTCTAGGCGAGCTGAACGAGGGCTTGCTCGAATGGGATACCCCGCTCATTTTGCAGGGTATCATCGGTTCAGCCATCGTGACAGGAGCGGAGCTCGCAACCGGGATGATTCTCAACGTCTGGCTCGGCCTCGGCGTTTGGGATTACTCCGGGATGCCGCTCAACTACAAAGGGCAGATTTGCCTCCCGTTTAGCATCCTGTGGATTTTCGTGTCCATCGCGGCCGTCGTCCTCGATGACTGGCTGCGATACTGGCTGTTTGGGGAGGAGCGTCCGCACTACACACTGTTCCGGCGCGGCGAGAGCCGCTGAAAGGAGCCGCCAATGAACCGCGAGGAGAGGCTCGAACAGCTTTTGACGGCCACCGTTAAGCTGCTCGACCGGTGGGAGGAATACTCCCTCGAAACGAACTGCGGGGAGCCGGAGGGCTACGGCGCAGCCCGCGCGGTGGTACACGCAGAATTTTCCGTACTCAAACAGACTGATAAAGGAGACGGTGAGAATGAGCGTAATTACCTTTAAGCCGAACGACCACACGAAAATTACCACGGATTTCGAGCGGTACGAGTTCGCCTGCCCGTGCGGATGCACGGCGCAGATGATTGACCCGGAGCTCGTCCAGAAGATGCAGACCATCCGCACCAAGCTCGGCAAGGCCATCAAGGTTACGTCAGGCTACCGGTGCGTGAAGCACAACGCAGACCCGAAAGTGGGCGGCAGCCGGACAAGCCGCCACCTCTACGGCATTGCGGCCGACTGGCGCACGAAGGACCGGAGCGTAAACCCCGTTGCCCTCGGTATCATCGCGGCCGCACAGGGCTTTGGCGCGGTCGGCATCTACTGGCACGACAAGGCCGCCATTGTCCACACCGACACGCGCGGAGGCAAGGCTACATGGCTTTGCGTCCAGCCCGGCGTGTATCCCAGCACCACCTACAATAAGTTTGTCCTGCCGACCATCGAGCAGGGTTGCGAGGGAGCTGCTAACCGCGCAGCTACGGTTATGCTGCAGCGGCTCCTCGGCATCCCGCACGACGGCAGTTTTGGCCCGGCTACCACAAAGGCACTGATGACGGCCCAGCGTAAGCACGGCCTCGTCCCTGATGGCATTTGCGGCCCCAAGAGCTGGACTGCCCTGTCAGGCGCAGACAAATATCTGTGAGGGAGGAGGTGATACCAGTGGAAACATGGCAAATTCTCGTCACCGTTGGAGTGCCGTCTGGAATCTTTGGATTTGCTGTCTGGCTGATTGAGCGCAAAATCGAGCAGCACGAGAGAAAGCGGACCGAAGAAGCCAAGAAGCGCGAGAACATTGAAGCCCAGCGCGAAAAGAGCAGAGAGGAGCTGCAAATCTGCATCTATGAAACTTCTCTCGCCGCCATCGCCCTCGGCGAGGCCACCGCAAAGGCAGTTCAGCGCATCCCTGACGCGCACTGTAATGGTGATATGCACGCAGCCTTGGACTACGCATCTAAGGTCAAACACGCACAGCGGGAAGTCGTTTCCCGCTGCGGAATCAAATCCATTGTCGAATGAGAGGAGAACGCTATTATGAAGTACAATAACAAAGTTTCCGCCGCCACCATCGCCCGTACCGCTGCTCTGCTGCTGGCTCTGGCAAACCAGATTTTGAGCGCGTTCGGCAAGTCTCCGCTGCCCATCGAGAGCAGCACGGTGGAACAGCTCGTCACCACGGGCATCACCACCGTTACGGCCCTGATTAACTGGTGGTACAACAACTCCTTCACGCAGGCCGCTATCGAGGGCGATAAGACCTACGAGAACGTCAAGAACCAGATTCACTAAGGACGCCCCAGCAGCTACCACATAACAGCACGAGCCTCCCGGTATTCCTCGCACAAGAGGGCCGGGAGGCTCTTTTTTTATTGCTGTTTTTTGCAATATCTTCCCCGGAAACGCACTTAAAACAGCATTTCCGGCGCGGTTATTCTCGTAAAAAGACATTTTCGGGACAGAAATGCACTTTTTGATACATTTTCTATCATTTCCGTGGATAACCGCAGAAAAACGACGCGGAAATACCAGAATGACCCGAAAAGTGGAAAACTGGGTGGAAAAAGTTGATAAAAGGGTCATGCGAGACAACACACGCAGTTGTCCCAAAATACCACGAAAAACAATATAACCGGAGCGGAAATACCGTTTTGAACGCATATCCGCGCGGATACGCACTGAAAACAGCATTTCCGGGTATTTCCGGCGAAACAATCGACAAAGTAGAGTAGAGTAAAGAAGAGTAGAGTAGAGAATATATTATACTCAGCGATTTTGCAATCGCTGGTGCGAAAGCCGTTGCCATTGTCCCTTTTAGGTGCTATCATAAGAGCACGACTACCAACACAGGACAGGAGGACAACAGTTATGGGCAACACAACTGCGTCCCTCACCCACGAACAACTGTTCGGGGGGGGTAACAATCGACGGCGCAGCAGAAATCCAGAGTGAATTGCGCGACCGTAGAGACAGGAAACCGAGCTCCGAACTGAACTTTGCACCGAGTAAGGCGGGCCGCGTGGCTTGCTTCTATGAAAAGCGGTGCTATATCACAGACAGAGAACTCAAGCCGCTGGCCTACTTCGACGCAGATGCCTATATTGCCGCGTGTGGAATATCTGACGACGGCAGCGTGGCTCTTTTTCAGACAGCAAATGGCCCGAGCGGAGAGGTCACCATGCTCATTGATGCGAACACCTTTTCGACCATAGCAGCCGGAGCCGTCCCGGTGAGCGCAAATTCTGTTCGCGGGATAAACGTGGATTCGACACGAAAAAAATTCACTCTGTTCACCGCAAAGAAGCGGGAGACAGAGTGGAGCGAGAAGCACGGCTTTACATTTTCCCTCGAGCCAACAGTCCCAGCAGACGAGCCGCAGGAGATTCCGGACTATGGAGCCATGAAAGCGGCAGAGCGCATGGGCATCCCATACGAGGAATATGCGGCTATCCTGAAAAAGGCAAGGGACGAGGTCGAGAGCGACGACAGTTGGGAAAAGGAGCTCGATGCAAAGAACAGGGCGAAAGCCGGAATTGATGGCCCGGATGCCGAGACGTTTGAGAAAGACGCCGAGAGGCTGAGACTGTATAAAGAAAAAACGGACTTGTCGCCCTATGAGCTACTCGAAAAGGCGCAGGTGTGTATGGACGAGCTGAAAGAAAACTACACGGAACTGACAGAACAGAAAGCGGCAGGCTATTTGAGGCTGTCTGCTCTAAACCCCAAGATGTCCGCATACCAGCTCTCCAACGCCTATAAAGAGCTCGGCCAGATATACGACCGGAACGAGCTCAAGCAGAAAGCTCTCGATGCCTACCGGGAGGGACTACGCCTCAACCCCGCATTGTCAGTGAAAAAGCGTATCAAGCAGCTCGAGAAAGAGCTGAACGCATAAAATGACCCGGCAAGTGACGAAAGCTTCCTGCGGAGACCCACAAAGCGTCGCAACGGTCGGGCGGCAAACTTTACGGCCGGACCATAAAAGCCCGAAATTGAGGCCCCGGAGCCTTGCTCGTGGCGTTCTAGGGCTCAACGCAGGAGAAAGCACCCCGAAAAGCTACCAGCAAATTGCCAGCAAGTTAAAATCAACCTGCGGGAGACGGCCCACAGGGAGACTAACTATTAAAAGTCAAGCCCCAAAATGAAAAAATCCGCCAACCGACCGCTG